GGGCGAAAAAATCCCACCAGCCGAAAGCCCCAGAGGCTGGGACATGAAAAGGGCCCCCCCCAAGGGCGGCAGGAAGGAGGTGAGAAGGATGGTTGCCATTTGCCGTGTGGTTGGCGTTGATTTGGGAGACTTTACCCGGACAGATATGTAAAAAGCTCCTGGGAGGGGGGGCGAAAAGGGGGATAAGATGAAACGAGTAAAAGATTACAATAAATGCAAGCACGTGTTTTTTCGATGCCCAGGGTCAAGTAACATTTTGGAATGTGTGTTCTGTGGACTGGTAAAAAGAAACCCGGAAATGAGCAGATTTACTCTGAGCCGATGGATTGAATAAATCTTTCATACCGAGGGCGAAACATAAATTTATTACCCTTATATAAAATGGAAGCGTATTTCCATAGTCCAATATCGTCAAACACATATGCAAAAATATGTAAACACCCCTCTGGGGTATGATAGTCAAATTTGTCATAAATAACATTGCAATATTCTTGGTATTTCGAGTAAACATCAGGCAGTGATTCTTCAACGCAACACAAAATCCTTTGTCGTTGGACATTTGTAAAATCGCTTAGATCAAGGATCATATCAATCGTAAGCAAATCTTTTGCAAATTGGTTTGATATTTCACGGAAAGAAGTATCGCAAAGTCTTTTCATTTGGCGATATCGGAGGCTGACAATAGGCGAGTATGAAATCCCAGCTTCTTTTAATGCATCATTCGTTGAAAGATCAAGGATAGTGCTTCGTAAGTTCTCGCAAAATTTTAATGTATCTGGTGTACTTCCTTCCGCAGTTGGAAAGCCAGCGGAAAGCTGATACAAATGATATAATTCGTGGCAATAATTTGCTTCTATGATGTCGTTTCCAACATTTGTTCGTAATCCTAAGAGATAACGATCAGAGTGCTCGCTAACGCAAGCAAAATTAGGATAATCATCTGGCAGTAGAACTACTTGATACGGTTTGTTAAGCAAAGGCTCGTAGTGATTTATAAATTTAGTTGCATTAACTGACAGGACAATTTCATTTGCAGGGCTATTCACTATTTCGCATCCTTTCTATTTAGCTTGTTACAAAGTGAAAAAGTGCATAAATTAGAGTTAGTGGATAAGTACTACCAGCCCAAAACTCCCACAGGGTACGGCACGAAAAGGATCAATCCCAGAAAAAGGGGCAATGGGAAGGAGGTGACATACCTGTATTATAATCTTATCTTGGCATTAAAACGAGCACAACTGACTCAAAAGGATCTGGCGCTGGAGCTCGGTATATCTCAGCATACCATGAGCAAAAAAGTGAAGGGTGAGGTCGATTTTTGGCTGTCAGAAGTAAAGGCGATATGCCAGATATTGGGTATCGCAGACCTTCAGACCGCGGCAGATCTTTTCAAAAAAGACTGAACAGGGTGTTGCAGCATCCTGCCCAGCTGGTAGAGAAACTATTTACTTTTTGGGTTTGCTGCTGGTGCGTGTTTAAGCCAAAGCGCTGCCGGCAACGCTTTTGGATTTGCCGCTGTACCGGCCATCCCGCAAAATGCTGGAAGCCTTGGTAGCTACGCTGCGGCTGGTCTGCTTTGTATTTGCCAAAGGCGTGTCCTCCTTTCATTGATGATGCTTCTATTGTAGCATCGATGAAGAAAAAATTCAATATGTACGCACAAACATTTTTGCGAACGCTATATATTGCGCTTTTGCTGGAATACTCGGCGGTACAAAACCTTTTGAGGAGTACGAGGTCCTTTGAGGCGTTCTGTCCGTGGATGCGGGGCGATTCCTCCATCCGCATCTTCCGGACAAAGCCGGTGAAGGGCAGTAAAGTGCAGAAAAAGCCCCCGGAAGGGGCTGGGAAAGGAAGTGAAAAAGTGCAGATTGAAATAAAGGGAACAGCAGAAGAAATTGCCGACTTTGTATTAGCGGTGCAAAAGCGGCAGGATGAAATGATGGCTCCCCTTGCGACCATCAAGGAAGTTGCTCAGAAAGCCATTGATGGTATTGCACAAGAAGCGCAAGCTGCATTGTGATGGCTGTCAACGCAGAAGCTACGCTCAAAATGTTTTGAGCAGCGAAGAGAGACGCCTTAGAAGTAAGAGCAAGGGTATCTGTGGTGGACATCCCGACCAAGGGCAGAATCAACACAGAGCGCCGGAGGCCGCAAAACTCCGGCGCTGAGAAAGGAGACAGAATCATGATAGAGGTCCTGAATATCGAAGCCGTCAATACAGTGCTCAGGGAACATGGCGTGCGCATTTCTCCAGAGACCCTTCGGAGCGGCATCGAACAGAAGGTTTTCCCCTTCGGCGACTGCATCCGAACCAAAAACGGCAACCCGGTTTTTCTGGTTTACCGGAAGCAGTTGGATGACTGGATTGAAGAGCACACCGGGGAGGGGGAACTGTACGGATGACCAGAAAGGAGGACCCCGTGGCCAGCTGGAAAAAGCTCAACCTCAGCTCGACCTTTGCCCACCCGCCCATAAATACGTGGGCGGTCCTCCGAGTGGTGCCCAAGACCGGCTTGCGGACCGATGTGAGACACGACATCGGCTACCTCCAGCCGGACCCCCACACCGGCCACAAGCTCTGGTGGTATGGGACTCGGGGCCGAGAGGATCTTGCCTGCCTGAAAAAGGACCACGACATCTGGTGGTGTCTTATGCCGCCCTTTGATGCGGTGAGGACAAAAAGAAAGGAGGGGCAGCAGAGATGACCGCGCTGGTCATTAACACCGAAAACGAGATGCGCAAGGTCGCCTACGACCCGCCTCACTATGAGGTCATCCGGGAGGCCGTTGGCGGACACTACGAACTGGTCCGCCCCGAAGGACTCCGGAAGCCCTACTGCATGATGGTCAACGAGGAGGGGCGGCTGCTGGGCCTGCCGCTGAATCCTCTGGCCTGTTACCTCTACGGCACCCTGATCCATGGCAGCCCTATCGTGGGGGACGTCATGATCCTTAAACTGGGATACTATGCCGGGGAACCTGATGCGGTCGGCATGAGCGACGACGAGGCCCAGCATCTGGGAGACAATTTTGTGAGAATGAGTGCAGGAGTAGTCCACTGGGCAGACGAAGAGAGGAGGTCGACATTATGATGACCAAAGAAGAGATCATCCGGAGCTACCGCGAAGCGAAGAACCAAAGGAAGCAGCTTCGCCGGTTGGCTGAGCTGAACGACACCACCATCCAGGCCATCAAGACCGTGCTCCAGGAGGCGGGTGTTCCTTTGCCGGCACCCAGCCCCCAAAAGACCATTTCTTCCGTTCCGGCGGTGGACTCCTGGCCGGGAGCAGTCGTGGACCTGACCCGGACCGCCCGCCTCATTGAACTGGTGGAACAGGGTGCAACGGCGGAGGAGATCGCCGGGGAGATGGGCGTCAGCTACGGACAGGCCCTGACCTGGGTGGCCCGGCTCTGTGTCCTCTGCGAGGAATACATAGCGGCGGCGGAAGGGGGCGGCCCGGAATGAGGCGCTTTGCGGCCCTGTACCTGGGGCTCTGCCATGCCATGGGGTGGACCCCCAGTGATGAGGGCCTGCGGGCCTTTGTGGAGCAGATCATCAACGGGATGCGCCTGCCGGACGGCAGGATGCACTGGCAGACATAAATCGGAGAGGAGGACAGGCCCATGGACAAGTTGCCCGCCGGCACCATTCTCGTGGATGCAGCGAGCTACCGCGGGATGGTAGAGGATACCCTGCTGAACAGACTGAAGGCCGAAAAGCTGGAACGACGAATCAGAGAGCTGGTCGACGAGTGTAACAGTCTCCAGCAGCGGCTGGAGGCTTCGGATATCAGCAGGTAAAACCTTGGGCCGTCCCCAGCGGCTGCAACGCCAGGGACGGCCCGGAAGAAAAATATCACACCCTCATTGTAGGGCAGAAAGAGAGGAATGTCAAGATGGCAGTGAAGATCACACAGTTGGAGGCGGAGAACGTCAAGCGGATCCGCGCCGCCGCCCTGACCCCCAGCCAAAGCGGCCTGACGGTCATCGGGGGACGGAACGGCCAGGGAAAGACCTCGGTGCTGGATGCCTTGGCCTGGGCCCTGGGCGGGGAACGGTATCGCCCCAGCGAGGCCCGGCGGGAGGGGTCGGTGCTGCCGCCTCGGCTGCGGGTGGAGCTTTCCAACGGTATCGTGGTGGAGCGTGCTGGAAAGAACAGCGATCTGAAGGTCACCGACGAGACCGGCCGCCGGGCGGGACAGCAGCTTCTGAACAACTTTGTGGAGCAGCTGGCCCTGGATATGCCCCGGTTTATGCAGTCCACCAGCCGGGAAAAGGCGGAGACGCTGCTGCGGATCGTGGGTCTGAAGGACCAGGTGGAGGCCCTGGAGCAGCAGGAGGGGGAGCTGTACGACCAGAGGCGGGCTGTCGGTCAGATCGCCGACCAGAAAAAGAAGTACGCTTTGGAGCTGCCGGAGTACCCCGACGCGCCGGCGGAGCCGGTATCGGCCTACGAGCTGATCCGGCGGCAGCAGGAGATATTGGCCCGGAATGGGGAGAACCAGCGCAAGCGCCAGTGTGCTGCCCGGCTGGAGGAGGAAAAGGCGCGGCTCGCCGGACAGCTGGAGGAGCTGCGGCAGCGGTATCAGGCGGTATGTCGGGACTGCGAGGTGGCGCAGAAGGACGCTTTGGACCTGCTGGACGAGGGAACCGAGGAACTGGAGCGGGACCTTCAGAAGGTCGAGGAGATCAATGCCCGGGTACGGGTAAACCAGGATAAAGCTCGGGCCGCCGCCGAGGCCAAGGAATACAGCGACCGCTACGATGCCCTCACTGTACGGTTAGAGGAGGTCCGCCGGCAAAAGAAGGACCTACTGGAGGGCACCCGGCTCCCCTTGGAGGGGCTGGGAGTCGAGAAGGGGGAGCTGACCTATCAGGGGCGGCCCTGGGACTGCATGAGCGGCAGCGACCAGCTGAAGGTCTCCACCGCCATCGTCCGGGCATTGAAGCCCCAGTGTGGCTTCGTGCTCATCGACAAGCTGGAGCAGATGGACCTGGACACCCTTCGGGAGTTCGGGGCCTGGATGGAGACAGAGGGTCTTCAGGGCATCGCCACCCGAGTCTCCACCGGCGGGGAATGCTCCCTCATCATTGAAGACGGCCGCACGGCGGAGACCGTCCCCTCCTGGAAGGCAGGTGAGTTTTGATGGCGGGATTGCAGATCATCACCGGGAAACTCCCCGGGGCCATGAAAACGGTGATCTATGGCCCGGAGGGGATTGGCAAATCCACCTTGGCTGCCTGCTTCCCCAAGCCACTTTTCATTGATACCGAGGGAAGCACCCGATTCATGGATGTGGCCCGACTCCCCCGGCCCAGCAGTTGGACCATGCTGATGGAGCAGGTGCGGCAGGTCCGGAGCAGCCCCGGCTGCTGCGCCACCCTGGTCATTGATACGGCGGACTGGGCGGAACAGCTTTGCGCCGCGGGGATCTGCGCCGAAAAGCAGCTGCGGGGTATTGAGGACATGGGCTACGGCAAGGGCTATGTCTACCTGGCGGAGGCCTTCGGCCGCCTGCTGGAGATGCTGTCGGGGCTGGCAGAGAATGGTGTTCACGTGGTTCTTACCGCCCATGCTGTCATGCGGAAGTTCGAGCAGCCCGACGAGTTGGGGGCCTATGACCGGTGGGAGCTGAAGCTCCAGAAGAAGACTGCCCCCTTGGTGAAGGAATGGGCCGACCTTCTGCTCTTTGCCAACTACAAGACCCTTTCTGTGGCCACCGATGAAAAGGGGAAGAAGTACAAGGCCCAAGGAGGGCGGCGGGTAATGTACACCACCCATCACCCCTGCTGGGACGCCAAGAACCGCCTGGGGTTGCCGGAAGAGCTGCCGCTGGAATACGCTCCTCTGTCCCCGTGGTTCACCGCTCCGGCAGAGCAGCCGGTGGCGGCCCCGGCGCCTGTCTCGTCCCCGGTTGCCGCTCCGGCGCCCGAACCCAAGGCGGAGCAGCTTCCCCTGACTGCGCCGGCGGCGTCGGCAAAGCTCCCCCGGCAGAAGGGAGTGCTGGAGGCTCTTCAGGATCTGATGAGTCAAAGCGGCGTCGTTGAAACGGAGATCCGGGCAGCGGTGGCAGCCAAGGGCTACTTCCCGGAAAACACCCCTATCGAAAACTACCCGGAGGATTTTGTCCGCGGGGTACTTATTGGGGCCTGGCCCCAGGTACACCAGTGGATCAAGGACAACTGCGACCTGCCGTTTTAAGGCGACAAAGGGAAAGGAGATATCACCATGAGCGACTACGATATGAATGCCCGTGAGCTGAGCTGGGAGGACGAGATCCAGAACGAGGAGAGCCCATTCCAGCTCCTCCCGGCGGGGGAGTACACCTTCCAGGTAGAGCGGTTCGAGCGGGCCAGGCACTCGGGCAGCGAGAAGGTCCCGCCCTGCAACAAGGCGGTGCTGACCTTGGCGGTGAAGGGCCCCGGGGGCAGCGGTTCGGTACAGGCCAGCCTTTTCCTCTACAGCCGCTTCGAGTGGAAACTCTGCCGATTCTTTACCGCCATCGGCCAGCGCCGGCCGGGGGAGGCGGTGCGGATGAACTGGCAGGCAGTGCCAGGCGCCACCGGCCGCTGCAAGCTGGGGGTGCGGAGGTGGACCGGCAGCGACGGCCGGGAGCACAGCGGCAACGAGGTCGTCGAGTTCCTGCCGCCGGAGGGCGAGGGCTTTACCGAGATGCCGGCGGGGACCCCCACCCCCTGGGACGCGGGTAAGTTCTGATGGAGCTGAGGACTTATCAGGAGGAGGCCCGGCAGGCGGTGGAGCGGGATTGGGAGGAGGGCTTTCTTCGGACACTGCTGGTGCTGCCCACCGGCTGCGGCAAAACCATCGTCTTTGCCAAGGTGGTGGAGGATATGGTCCGGGAGGGACGGCGGTGCCTCATCCTGGCCCACCGGGGGGAGCTGCTGGATCAGGCGGCCAATAAGCTTTTGGCCGCCACCGGCCTGCGGTGCGCCGTGGAAAAGGCGGAGGAGAGCTGCCTGAACAGCTGGTACCGGGTGGCGGTGGGGTCGGTGCAGAGCCTGACCCGGGAGAAACGGCTGGCCCGGTTTCCCGCCGGTCACTTTGATGTCATCGTCGTGGACGAGGCCCACCACTGCCTTTCCGAGAGCTACCAGCGTGTGCTGGAGCACTTTGGCGGGGCCCGGGTCTTAGGCGTCACCGCCACCCCGGACCGGGGGGATATGCGGGACTTAGGGCAGTACTTCCAGCATCTGGCCTACGAGTACACCCTGCCCAGGGCCATCCGTGAGGGCTACCTCTGCCCCATCCGGGCGCTGACCATCCCCCTGAAGCTGGACCTGACCGGGGTGGGGGTGCAGGCGGGCGACTTTAAGTCCGCTGACCTGGACACCGCCCTGGAGCCCTACCTCTGGCAGATCGCCGAGGAGATGCGGGGCTGCTGCCAAGACCGCAGGACGGTGGTCTTTCTGCCCCTGATACGGACCTCCCGGAGGTTCCGGGACATCCTGACGGAAAAGGGCTTCCGGGCGGCGGAGGTCAGCGGGGAGAGCGGCGACCGGGCAGAGGTCCTCCGGGACTTCGCTGCGGGAAAATATGATGTCCTCTGTAACTCGATGCTGCTGACTGAGGGGTGGGACTGCCCGGCAGTGGACTGCGTAGTGGTGCTGCGGCCTACCAAGGTGCGCAGCCTCTACTGTCAGATGGTTGGCCGGGGCACACGCATCGCTCCGGGCAAGGAGGACCTGCTGCTGCTGGACTTCCTGTGGCACACCCAGCGCCACGAGCTCTGCCGCCCCGCCAGCCTCATCTGCAGCTCGGAGGAGGTGGCCCGGCAGATGACCGAAAACCTTGAGGCCGCCGGCTGTCCGGTGGATATCGAGGAGGCCGAAAAGCAGGCCAGCGAGGACGTGGTGGCTCAGAGGGAGGCGTCGCTGGCCAAGCAGCTCAGCGAGATGCGCAGCCGCAAGCGCAAGCTGGTGGACCCGCTGCAGTTCGAAATGTCCATCCAGGCGGAGGACCTCTCCGGCTATGTCCCCTCCTTTGGATGGGAGATGGGACCGCCCAGCGCCGCCCAGCTGGCCTCGTTGGAGAAGCTTGGCATCTTTCCGGACGAGATCGGCACCGCCGGCAAGGCGTCGCTGTTGCTGGAGCGGCTGGCCAAACGCCGGGCCGAGGGCCTGACTACCCCCAAGCAGATCCGTTTTTTGGAGGGGAAGGGCTTCCGGCAGGTGGGCCGATGGCAGTTCTCGGAGGCAAAGCGGCTCATTGACCGCATCGCCGCCAATGGCTGGCGTGTTCCGGCAGGCATCGAACCGGCAAGCTGTGAAGGAGCGTCAACATGACAGAAAACACCCTTGATCTCCTGGAGGCACTGGAGGTCATCGACCCGGCGGCTCTGTCCTATCAGGAATGGCTCAGCGTAGGCATGGGCCTCAAGGAGGCGGGATATCCTGTCTCCGCCTGGGAGGACTGGAGCCGCCGGGACCCGGCAAGATTTCATAACGGCGAATGCGAAAGGAAGTGGAGGAGCTTCACCGGCAGTGCGGACCCCGTCACGGCGGGCACCATTGTTCAGATGGCGCGTTCCAGAGGCTGGCAGACTGCGCGGAGCGGATATGGCGCTTTGGAGCAGCACGGGCGTGAGATGGGCTGGAACGATTGGATCCACCTGGATGCAGATGGCCCGAAGGGTGTAGTGGACCGTAATTGGCTGGAGCCCCGCGAGATCGCAGAGCCGCAGCAATGGGATCCGGTGAAGGACCTGATCCGATACCTGGAGATTTTATTCAGCCCTGATGACCGTGTAGGTTACGTGACCCGGTCCTTTGAAAAGGATGGAAAGAGGTTTCCCTCAACAGGCTGCTATGACCGCACAGCGGGTCAGCTGATCGAGGCACTGAAGAAGTGCGGGGGTGACCTTGGGGGAGTTCTGGGGGACTATGACCCCGGGACAGGCGCATGGATCCGCTTCAACCCCTTGGATGGCAAGGGCGTGAAGAATGAAAATGTGACCGCCTTCCGCTTTGCTCTGGTGGAATCCGACACGCTGCCTGTGGAAGAGCAGAACACCATCCTCCGGGAGCTGGAGCTGCCGGTAGCGGCGCTGGTCTACTCCGGAGGCAAGAGCCTTCATGCCATCGTTCGTATCGAGGCGGACAGCTGCGAGGAATACCGGCGGAGGGTGGACTACCTGTACAGCGTCTGTGGGAGGAACGGTCTGGAGGTGGACCGGCAGAACCGCAATCCCTCCCGGCTCAGCCGGATGCCCGGCGTCATTCGGAACGGGCACAAGCAGTTTTTGGTGGACACCAACATCGGCAAAGCATCCTGGAGCGAATGGCGGGACTGGATCGAGAGCGTCAGCGACGACCTGCCGGACCCGGAGGGGGATCTGGCAACGGACCTCCCGGAGCTGGCTCCCGCCTTGATCAAGGATGTCCTGCGTCAGGGCCACAAGCTGCTGCTGGCCGGCCCCAGCAAGGCGGGCAAGTCCTTTGCCCTTATCGAACTGGCGGTCTGTATCGCCGAGGGGCTTCCCTGGCTGGGCTTTTCCTGCGCCCAGGGGCCGGTGATGTACGTCAACTTAGAGCTGGACCGGGTCAGCTGTCTTCATCGCTTTCGGGATGTCCGCAGGGCTATGGGAGCCCCCACCCGGCACAATGTGGATGTCTGGAACCTCCGGGGCCGGTCGGTCCCCATGGACAAGCTGGCCCCCAAGCTGATCCGCCGGGCACGGAAGAAGAATTACATCGCCATCATCATCGACCCCATCTACAAGGTCATCACCGGCGACGAGAACAGCGCCGACCAGATGGCCCGGTTCTGCAACCAGTTTGACAAGGTCTGCACCGAGCTGGGCTGCGCCGTCATCTACTGCCACCACCACAGCAAAGGCAGCCAGGGGAACAAGCGGAGCATCGACCGGGCCAGCGGCTCCGGGGTCTTTGCCAGGGACCCGGACGCCCTGCTGGACCTCATCGAGCTGCCGGTCAGCGACGACCTGCGCCGCCGTGAAGTGGATGCCGCCGTAGGCCGAGCCTGTGAAGCGGTCCTGCGGGCGGCGGGGAAGCTGACCGAGGTGAGCCAGGACGACCTGTGCAGCGAACGAGCTGCCCTGGCAGCCTGTAAGGAGGTCCTGAGTCCGGAGGATCACCGGGCGCTGCTACAGGCAGCAGAGGCCGCCCGGAAAGCTGCCGGGGCCCGGACCGCCTGGCGAGTCGAGGGGACGCTGCGGGAGTTCCCAAAGTTCCCACCGGTGGATCTTTGGTTTGACTTCCCCATCCACCGCCTGGACGAAAGCGGTACCTTGGGGGACATCGACCCGGAAAAGGACCCGCCGGCATGGCAGCGCAGGCAGAAGGCGGCAGCACCACCAAAGGACCGTCGCCAGCAGCGGCTGGAGGCCCTGGAGACCGCCTTTGCCGCCTGCGACACCGGGATGACCGGCTGTGTCCCCTTGGCGGAGCTGGTGTCCTATATGGGCAAGGCCAAGAACACCGTCCGGGATTACATCGACGAGCACCCGGGCTTTCAGCGGCAAAAGGATGGGGTCAGAAGGATCAAAAATGACGGGTTTGCACTTTGACCTCGGGGGTCAAAAAGTCAAAACTGCTGTTTTCGGAAAATTGACCCCTTGTCAAATTCACCAAGTGATAAGAAGATTTACACGGAATTTTTTACACATAGGGGTCAATTTAGGGGTCAATTTTGTTTTTGACCCCTGCCAAAAAATTGACCGTGGGGGTCAAAAAAGGGGGGGTCAAAAAGCCCCTCTAAAGAGGGGGCTTTTTGACCGCACCCATTTTTGAACCCACCCCTTAGCGCGCGAGAGAAAGAAGAGGTGACTTTAGCGTGGTGAATCGCTTGGAATTTTTTCTCCCGATGATCCCGCCCACCTGTACCTACCAGGAGAAGCAGGTGCGGGTGGTGAGGGGCCGTCCGGTCTTCTACGACCCGCCGGCGGTCCGGGAGGCCCGAGGAAAGCTGCTGGCTCACTTGGCGCGATTTAGTCCTGAGCGGCCATTGGCGGGACCGGTAGAGCTGGCAGCGAAGTGGTGCTTTCCCCTCTGCGGCGGTCATCTGAACGGGGACTACAGGATCTCCCGCCCAGACACCGACAACCTCCAAAAGCTGCTTAAGGACTGCATGACTGCGGCAGGCTTTTGGATGGATGACGCCCAAGTGGCCAGTGAGGTCTGTGAGAAGTTCTGGGCGGCGGTGCCGGGGCTGTATATCTGCGCAAGGGAACTGCCGGTGAATGCGCGGCGGAACGGAGAGGAGGCGGATGGCGTTGACTGACCAGGAGATCCTCCGGCAGTACTGCCGGGGGCGCGGGGCAAGGGAGATCGTCCATGAGGTGGTTCTCCGGGAGCGGAGCCCCAAAAAGGCAGCACTGGCACGGGTAGAGCGGGTGATCTGCGCGGGAACGATGGGTGGAGAAGGGAAGGGGGCAGGGCGGAAATGACCGACAAGGAGCTGCTACGGGCACTGCGAAACGCCGCCATAGACCAGCACCGCTGCTTCGGCTGCGGGTATGAGCAGGACTGCGGCATCCACGGCTGCCGGATCATCAATGCGGCGGCGGAGCGCATCGAGAAGCTGCTGGCGGAGCGGGATCATCTGGTCGGATCACTGGCAGAACAGACATCGGAGTGTGAAAGGAGTAGGACAGATGGCGAGGAATAAATACCCGGGCTACTGCTGCTGCGTTTGGGTCCCGCCCGGTTAGGGGCACTTTGAACGCCACAATGGGTATTGGCGTATCAAATGCGTCAAGTGCGCCAGTGGGCGGATACTTACGGATGATGACCCCGGCGTGTGGTGGGCCCAAAGAGCAGCAAGAGGGGGCACAAGATGAAAAGGTCTAAAAAAAATTGCCACTTCCGGAGGTGCGGCTGATGGTGCGTATTTTTTGCGGTGACGCACTGGAACAGCTTCGGCTGCTGGAAACAGAGAGCGTCCACACCTGCGTGACATCCCCACCCTACTACAACCTGAGGGACTATGGCCACGCCGGCCAGATTGGCAGGGAGAGGACACCGGGGGAGTATATCGCCAAGCTGGTGGCGGTGTTCCAGGAAGTCCGGCGGGTCCTGCGCCCGGATGGGACACTATGGGTCAACATGGGGGACAGTTATGCCACCCGGTCCGGCCCGCAACCGCCTGCCAACACACGAAATGCCTACGGTCACACCACAAAATGGATACCAAACGGCTATAAGCGCAAGGATTTGATGGGGATTCCGTGGCATCTGGCCTTTGCCCTGCAGGCGGATGGCTGGTATCTACGCCAGGATATTATATGGCATAAGACCAATGCCATGCCAGAGAGTGTCCGGGACCGTTGCACAAAGGCCCACGAGTATATCTTCCTGCTGTCAAAATCAGAGCGCTATTACTTTAACGCCGCAGCGATTCGGGAGCCGTGTGGGACAAAGGGCAACGCCCGGACCTTCCGGGGCGGCGGCGTCTATACCGGTGGAAGATCGGTCCAAAACAGCGAACGTGCAGAGCGGGAAAGCCACGGGAACACGGCGAACAGCACCGGCACCAGAAGCAAACGGAGTGTTTGGAGCATCGCAACGGGACAGTTTAAGGCCGCGCACTATGCCACGTTTCCGGACCGTTTGGTGGAACCGTGCATTTTGGCGGGATGCCAGGTGGGCGGGACAGTATTGGATCCATTTACCGGTAGCGGAACCACCGGTGTAGTGGTCAAACGCCTGCAACGGAATTTTGTAGGTATAGAGATCAACCCGGAATATTGGCGCATGGCTGTGGAGCGCATAGCAGAAGAAGGAGGGGATCAGGATGCCCAAGAAGTACATTGATGACCGGGGTTGGAAGTACCAGGTGATGTCCAGCTTTGTCGAAAGCACATACAAGGCCAGATACCAAAAGTCGGAGAAGACAGGTGGTGTCGGGTGGAAGGGACTGGCAACCGTCCCGTGGCGGTCGACCCGGGAGGAGGCTCAGGCGGATCTTGACCGGCTGGCGGAGGCGAAGGGCTGGCGGGAGTGGCGTGGATGATGATTTTCAGTACTGCCGCATTCCTCGGATCAGACAGCGGCAAGCGCCTCAAGGCTGCCCTTGGTGGTCATCTTGATCTCTTGGATGGAAAGCCGGTCCAGCAAGCCGGGGACGGGTTTGGACGAATCGAGTACACGGCAGAGGGACAGGACTGGGAGCTGTGTCCGGTTATGCCAGAATGGTGTGTTGAGCTTATCGAGGGTGGAGCAAAAAGCGGCTAATCGAAATAACGGAAATGGAGGCGAGGACCAAGTGACCCTGAAGGAGCTGTCCCAGCTGTACTATCTGCGCCATGAGATCGAGATGGACCGGCGTCGCCTTTGTGAGCTGGAGGCTCGGGTGTTGCCTGGTGCCCAGGTCATCACCGGGATGCCCCATGGAAGCACGGAGATGGACAAGGTCGGGACCTACGCAGCGGAGATTGCTGACCTGCGGGATATCATCGCGGCCAAGCAGCGGCAGTGTCTTCGGGAGCAAAGCCGTCTGGAGAAGTATATTGCGGACATCGATGACAGCTTTCTTCGACAGGTCTTCACCTATCGTTTTGTCAGTGGACTATCCTGGGGGCAGGTGGCTGCCCATATCGGCGGGGGGAATACAGGGGACGGGTGCCGCATGGCTGTGAATCGCTATTTGGAGCGGCAAGAAAATTAAAGTTGTTCGTTTTGTTCGCTTTGTCCATGCTATACTGTAAGCTGAGGACGATGACCAAAGGTCTGGCGACACAGCGGCATCGGTCCAACCGGAAGCGGCAGGACGGCGGAGGATAAAAACAGCTCCGTCATCCTGTCGCTGCATCTATTTTGATCTGGGGTGGTGAGGATGGCCAAGCTGACAGCGAAGCAGATGCGTTTTGTCGAGGAGTATCTGGTGGACCTCAACGCCACCGCCGCTGCGACCCGGGCGGGGTATAGCAAAAAGACCGCCTACAGCATGGGGCAGCGACTGTTGAAGAATGCTGAAATTCAAAAGGCACTGCAAAAGGCAATGCAGGACCGTCAGCAGCGCACCGGCATCACTCAGGACCGGGTACTGGAGGAGTTGGCTGCTATCGGTTTCGCCAAAGCCACCGACTACGCCCAAGTGGAGGGGGATACCGTGACCATCCGCCCCACTGGGGAATTGACCGCAGAACAGGCAGCAGCCATTGCCGGCATCGAGGCGGGACGGTATGGTATCCGGCTCAAACTCCACGACAAGGTCCGGGCGCTGGAGCTGCTGGGCAAGCATCTGGGAATGTACGAAGGGAACGACGCCGGAGCCCCTGGGGAGGTGCAGATCATTGACGACCTGTAGACTGTCAGAGCTGCTGGCCCCGCCCTTCCATGAGGTCCACCGGGCGGTAAAGGCCGGAGCCGCCGGCGAGGTGGTGGCCAAGGGGGGCCGGGGGAGCTGCAAGTCCTCCTACCTTTCGGTGGAGCTGGTGCTCCAGCTTCTGACCCACCCGGACTGCCACGCCGTGGTGCTGCGCCGGGTGGGAAACACCCTGCGGGCCTCGGTCTACGCCCAGGTCTGTTGGGCCATCTCCGCCTTGGGGCTGGCCGGGCGGTTCCGCTGCACCGTCAGCCCCATGGAGTGCGTCTACCGCCCCACCGGGCAGCGGATCCTATTCTTCGGCCTGGACGATCCCGGCAAGCTCAAGTCCCTGAAGCTACCCTTCGGCTATGTCGGTGTCGCCTGGTTCGAGGAGCTGGACCAGTTCGCCGGGCCGGAGGAGGTTCGCAGCGCCGAGCAGTCCATCTTCCGGGGCGGGGACTTTTCCCTGTCCCTCAAGAGCTTCAACCCGCCGGCCATGGCGCGGAACTGGGCCAACCGGTATGCGCTGGAGACAGCGCCCCGGCGGCTGATCCACCACAGCACCTACCTGACCACCCCGCCGGCCTGGCTGGGCCCCCGGTTCCTGGCCGACGCCGAGGAGCTGCGGGGCAAAAACGAGACCGCCTACCGCCACGAGTACCTGGGTGAGGTGGTGGGCAGCGGTACCGCTGTCTTTGAGAACCTCCGGCTGGAGGCCATCCCGGAGGAGCAGGTGCGGGGCTTTGACCGGCGGTACCACGGGGTGGACTGGGGATACTGGCCCGACCCCTGGGCCTACAATGCCATGGCCTACGATGCCTCCCGGCGGGTGCTGTTCGTTTACGACGAGCTGACCCGGCACCGTGCCGGCAACGCCGAGACGGCAAGGCTGCTGCTGGACCGGAGGGTCTGCCGGGGGCCGGACGAGACGCTGACGGCGGACTCCGCCGAGCCCAAGAGCATCGGGGACTACCGGGCGGCGGGGCTCCCCTGCCGCGGGGTGGAGAAGGGCCCCGGCAGTGTGGACTACCGGATGAAGTGGCTCCAGTCCCTGGCGGCAATCGTCATCGACCCGGCGCGGTGCCCGGACACCGCCCGGGAGCTTTCCGAGTACGAGTACGAGCGGGACCGACGCACCGGGGAGGTGCTGGCGGGGTATCCGGATGCGGCCAACCACCACATCGACGCCGTATCCTACGGGATGTACCCGGTGTGGAGGAGGAGGGGAAGATAATGGGAAAGCTTCGGGATTGGCTCTTCCGGCGGTTTCTCCCGGACTGGTGCCGGGAGGCGCTGCTGGAGGAGAACGACCGGCTCTCGGCGGAGGTAAGACAGCTCCGGCAGGAGAACCGGGAGCTGACCGCCTGCATCGCCGGGATGGAGGCGGTGCTGAAACGAATGCCGAAGGCGGTGGCTATCGGGGCCGCGGGGAAGGGGGTGGAGGGATGAGCGTGTTTTCCGGTAAAGCCGGCAGCCTGGAGCAGGTCTTCCGGGCAAAGGATGTCACCTCCCCCCGGATGCGGGAGGCCATTGCCCGGTGGGAGGCCCTCTATCTGGACGCTGCCCGGGAGGAGGGGGAGGACAGCTGCCAGCGGCTGCCGGTGCTCATCGTCAGCAAGCTGTGCCGGACCGTCTTCTCGGAGTACGCCGTCACGGTCCCCGGGGAGGGCCCCCGGCAGCGCTGGCTCCAGGAGCTGCTGCGGCGGCTGGAGCCGGTGCGGGAGCGGGCCGTCCAGTCCCAGCTGGTAGGCGGAGAATGCTTCCTCAAGCCGGTGCTGGCTCCCGGGGGCAGCTTCGACTTTGCGGTGATCCCCCGGACCGGCTTCCTCCCTCTGGCCCGAGACCTCTACGGGCGGATCACCGATGCCGCCGCCATGGCGGTGACGCTGCGGGAGGGCTGGTACTACACCCTGGCGGAGCGCCGGACGGTGGACGCCGCCGGCGCTCTCATCATCCGGAGCCGCCTCTACCGCAGCCGGGACCGGGGGAGCCTGGGGACCGAGATTCCCTTGAGTGCCCTGGAGGAGTATGCGGGGCTGGTCTCGGAGCTGGTGCTGCCGGAAATGAACAGCCTCGGGATGGCCCGGCTGAAAAGCCCCCTCCTCAACTGCGTGGACGGCTCTGCCGACGGGGTGGCGGTCTTCGCCCCGGCGGAGGGGCTGCTCCGCCGCCTTGCCGAAAACCAGCGGCAGCTGGCGGAGGAGTTCGAGAACGGGGCCAGCCGGGTCTTTGCCAGCGCGGACCTTCTCACCCGGGACGTCAGAGGGCGGCGGAAGCTCTCTGAAAAGCTCTTTGTGGCGATAGACGAGGACCCGGCGGAGACCGGCGTCACCATCTTCTCCCCCACCCTCCGGGAGCAGAGCTACCTGGCCCGGAAGCAGGACCACCTGCGGGATATCGAAGGCCTCATCGGCCTCAAGCGGGGCATCCTCAGCGAGGTGGAGGCGGTCGAGCGCACCGCCACCGAGATCACCTCCAGCGCCGGGGACTACAACCTCACCATCATCGACTTTCAGCGGGTGTGGGAGGCGGGGCTTCGGGAGCTGCTGGACATCTGCCTGGGGCTGGGGCGGCTCTACTACGGCATCGAGGGCGGCCCCCTGAAGCCGGAGGAGCTGTCCGTCGACTGGGGGGACGGGGTGCTCTATAACCGTGACAAGGCCTGGGCAGAGCAGCTCCAGATGGTCCAGGCGGGGATGCTCCGGCCGGAGCTGGCCCTGGCCTGGTACTACAGTCTCCCCGCCGAGACGCCGGAGGACCTTCGGGCCATCCGGGAGCGGTATCTGCCGGAGTTAGACAGTCTCATGGGGGGCGGATAAATGCTGACGCCGGACCAGATCCAGGCCCTGGGGGACCAGGCCGCCCAGATGACAGTGGCTATGGAGGAGTACCTGATCCGAGATATCGCCCGGCGGGTCCGGGAGGCGGGACAGCTGACCTCCACTGCCGCCTATCAAATCTGGCAGGCCCAGCGGTTGGGGCTCTCCCGCCGGCAGATCGAGCAGATGCTCCGCCGGGAGCTGAAGGTGAGCCACAAGCGCCTCCGGGAGCTGTTGACCCAGTCGGCCAAGGTGGGATATGACTTCGACGTCTCCCGTCTGCCCCGGCGGGCGGTGCCCTTTGAGGAGAACACCGTCCTCCAACAGATCATAGCCGCCGCTGTGGAGCTGGCGAAGAAGGACTTCACCAACCTGACCCAGACCATGGGGCTGGTGGCTCCGGACGGCAAGGCCTACCCGCTGCGGAAGGCCTACCAGAAGATCGTGGACTTCGCCTTCCAGCAGGTCATCACCGGGACGACGGACCACCAGACCGCCCTGCGCCAGGCCACCCAGAGGCTTGCCGACTACGGCCTGCGGTCCATTGATTACCGGAGCGGGGTACATACCTCCCTGGAGGCGGCGGTGCGGCGGAGCATCATGGGCGGCCTGGGGCTGATGCAGGAGAGAATATCCCAGCAGAACCACGACCTGCTGGAAGCGGACGGCTGGGAGATATCGGCCCACGCCGCCAGCGCCCCGGACCACGAGCCCATCCAGGGGCGGCAGTACAGCGACGAGGTCTACCGGCAGCTGAACGACAGCCTGGCCCGGCGGATCGGGACGCTGAACTGCGGCCACGCCGCCTTCCCCATCCTGCTGGGGGTGTCTGTCCCCCTGTATACCGAGGCGGAGCTTGCAAGGCTGCGGGAGGAGAACGCCCGGGGCATCCGGTACGAGGGGAAGCAGTACACCCTTTACCAGGCCACCCAGAAGCAGCGGGCGCTGGAGCGAGCCATCCGCCGGCAGAAGCGCCGGATCATGGCAGCGGAGGAGACCGGGGACCGGGAGGGGTTGGCCGCCGCCAGGACCCGCCACACTCTGCTGCGGCAGCGATACCGAGAGTTCTCCAAGGCCGCCGGGCTGCGGGTGCAGGAGGAGCGGGTGTGGGTGGCGGAGGGGGATATTCCGGCGCAGGAAGGAAAACCACTTGCCATTTCCCCAAAAAATGTTACAATACCCTTAGAAGAGACAAAAGGGGTGTCTGACGTGAGAAAGGTATGTGACCTGGACATTGAGACATACCGGTGTGTCACGCCGGACATCCGGACCAGCGAGGTCATCATCACTGACGAGCGGATTGCCCATATCAGGGAGCGGCATCCGAATGATTACGAGCGATACGCACAATATTTGACAGAGATGATACAACGGCCACAGTATATTTTAGAGGACCAGGTCCCTGCGACAGCAGTTATTCTTCAAGAATTTTCCGAAGCAGGAGAACATTTTCGACTGGTGCTGAAGCTTGCAATCGTAGAAGACGGTACAGCAAAAAAGAATTCTATCATTACATTTCTGAAAATCAGTGAGAAGAAATTCAAAAAATATTTAAGAAACAAAATTGTTCTTTACAAAAGAGAATAGGCAAGTTATAATAAGCATAGGATACAGCATGATTCTTTGAGGTGGAGATTTTAGTGTCGCCACGCACCTTCGCAAGAAGGTTAGAAGAGATGCAGGGACAGGCACACCTGCCAAAGAATCAGGCTGTATGAGGGGTTGCTTAACGGCGACCCCTCTTCCTTGAGCTGGCAAAGTGCTTTGAGGTGGTGGATTTCGTAGCAACCGCACACCCATCGGGTCAAAAGGGACGCACGAGAAGGCCACGCCTGCCAAAGCACTGATTTTAACAAAGGGCTGCCGTTTCGGCGGCCCTTTGCGATACCCGAAAATATCATAGCCGACAAGCACCCGCCCGGGTGCTTTTTTGATGCCCAAAAGCAGAAAGGAGAGAAAAGCAGTGGACACAAAATTTTTGCAGAGCCTGCGGGTGGGGGACGCGCCCTTGCCCGGTGAGGTGGTAGACGCCATCCTGGCGGAGCACCAGCGTGAGATGGAGGCGGCCAAAAAGCCCTTTGCCGACTACGAGGCCCTCAAGTCCCAGTTGACCGCCGCCAAGGAGGGGCTGAAGGCCTTTGAGGGGGTGGACGTCCAGAACCTCCGGGGACAGGTGGAGAAGCTCACCAGGGAGCTGGCGGATCAGGAGACCCAGCACAAGGCCCGGCTGGCGGAGTTAGAGTTCGACAGCGCCCTCAAGGAGGCTGTCACTGCCGCCGGGGGCCGCAGCGCCAAGGCCATCCGGGCGCTGCTGGATGTGGACGCCCTCAAAAAGAGCAACAACCGGGAGGCGGACATCAAGGCAGCGCTGGAGGGGCTTCGGAAGGAGAGCGGCTACCTCTTTGAGGAGCGGCGGGAGCCCCCTCCCCCCTACGCCGCCGGCCCCGGCACCGCCCCCGCCGCAGGGGGGAAGTACGACCAGAGGATGGCGGCCATCCGCGCCGCCGCCGGACTGAAGAACGACTGACAGAAAGAAGGAATCGAAAATGCCCAACAGCATCACCCTTGCGCAGCAGTTCGTCCCGGTGCTGGACGAGATCTACAAGCTGGCCTCCCTGACCTCCGGCCTGGACGGCAGCCCGGAGTTAGTGAAGGAGGGGGCCAACGCCGGCGAGCTCATCATCCCCATGCTGGAGATGCAGGGGCTGGGGGACTACAGCCGCAACGCCGGCTACGTAGGAGGCGACGTCACCCTCACCAACGCCACCATCAAGTGCAACTACGAGCGGGGCCGGATGTTCACGGTGGACGCCATGGACGACCAGGAGACCGCAAACATCGCCTTCGGCCGGCTGGCGGGAGAGTTCATCCGCACCAAGGTGGTGCCGGAGCTGGACGCCTTCCGTTTTGCCGCCTACGCCGGTAAGGAGGGGATCTCCAAGGCAACCGCCGCCGCCCTGACCACCGGGGCCGCAGTCATCGCCGCCCTGCGGGCCGCCACCGACAGGATGGACGAGGATGAGGTTCCCACCGAGGGGCGGCAGCTCTTCATCACCCCCACCCTCCACGGCATGATTCAGGACCTGGACACCACCAAGAGCAGGGAGGTCCTCTCCCGGTTTTCTTCGGTGGTGCTGGTGCCCCAGACCCGGTTCTACACCAAGATCGACCTCCGGACCGGGGTGAACACCGACGGCGACACCACCCAGGCCGCCGGGGGCTACGCCAAGAGCGCCGACGGGACGGCCATCAACTTCATGGTCCTCCACCCCTCCGCCCTGATCCAGTTCCAGAAGCACGTTGCCCCCAAGATCATCCCCCCGGAGCAGAACCAGGACGCCGACGCCTACAAGTTCGGTTACCGCTGCTACGGTATCGCCGACGTCTACAAGAACAAGCTGGCAGGGGTCTACCTCCACAGCGCTCCTGCCCCCGCCAAGTAAAGGAGGGCACCGCCATGGACTACGCCTTTTATACCCAGGTCTACCGGGGAGATTCTATCCCGGCGGAGGAGTTTCCCCGACTGGCTCTCCAGGCAGAGGCCCAGCTGGAGCGGTACCGGCGGGACTACGTTATCACCGCCCCCGCCCCGGACAGCGAAGCCATGGCGGTCTGCGCTATAGCGGACGCCCTCTATTACTTCGAGACAGCCCAGAACGGCGGGACGGTGGCCTCCGTTACGGTGGGCAGTGTTTCCAGCGCCTTCCGGGACCCGGGGCAGGACCTTAGCCCCCGATCCCAGGCCCGGGAGCTGTACCGCTGCGCCCGGCTCTATCTGGACATTTACAGGGGGTGCGGCCGGTGCTGAGCGTTCGCAGACGGCCTCCGTTGGACTACAGCCTCTGCCGCCAGACCGTCACCGTCTACCGCCAGGAGGCCCCGGGGCAGTACAGCCGCCGGGTGTTCCGGAGGGCTTTTCTGGAGCGCCGCCGGCAGGTGGAGACAGGCCGGACCGGCAGCAGCGGGGAGAGCGCCTTCCTGCTGGTGCTCCCCGGGGAGGAGGTGTCGGTGCGCCCCGGAGACAAGGTGCTGCCGGGGGAGGGGCCGAAGATCGCCACCCGGGAGGAGTGGGCGGCCTTCATCCCCGCCCGGGTGCCGGGGCTGGTGGTGGTGGAATATGTGGCGCCGAGATACTGGAAGGGGAAGCTCTGCCACACCGAAGCGGGGGGATAAGGAATGATCGTGGGAAGGGTGGCCGTGGACCTGCGGCCGGTCCGTGAGATCATCCAGCGGAAGGGTCTGGCGCCGGACGGGGCGGTACAGCGGCAGCACACCGCCAACGTCCTGCGGCGGATCGTCCGGTATCTGCCCTACCGCAGCGGGGCCACGGTCAGGAAAACCATCATCCAGACAGACATCAGCCGGCCGGAGATCGTCACTCGGAGTCCCTACGCCAAGTACATCTACTATGGCAAGGTGATGGTAGGCGAAGCCCCCAAGCAGTTGACCGACCGGCCCCTGCGGTACACCACAGATGCAAACAAGAACCCTCTGGCTGGCCCCCGCTGGGACCGGCGGCTGGTGTCGGCGGAGGGGAAGCTGCTGGCCCGGGAGCTTCAAAGCTATCTTGACAGGAGGAGGCGCCCATGACTGCCTTGGAGAAAATCAGGGAGTGGCTGAGAAGCTACCCGGGCTTTGATATCCTCTCCGCCTTTCAGGTGGATTACACCAGCGAGGTCCCCGGCTGCGGGGGGCTCTTCCCCGCCGGGCTGGTGGAGCTGAGCCGGCGGCGGGATATCCTGGGCAATGTGACAGTGGAGAACCAGTACAACTTTGCCATCTACTGTCTGCTGGAAAAGGCCCCCGGCGACGACACCGGCGCGGCGGAAAACGCCGCCTGGGTGATGGGCCTCCAGGAGTGGGTGCAGCGGCAAAGCGTCTTGGGGCTGGCCCCCCGGTTTGGCAGCGGCACCGCTCCGGAGGTCATTCGGGCGGAGAACGGGACCCTGTACGAGGTGGACGGAGAGGGGACGGCGCTTTACAGCATCCAGCTCTCGGTCCGGTTTGAAGTGAGATATGAGAGGTGACATACCATGACCGATATGACCTTTAACACCAGCCCCGGCGCGGTGGTGGACCGCTGTCTGCTGGTGCTCTGCCTGAACACCGCCGAGGCCGACGCCCCGGTCTGGAGCCCGGTGGGCAAGCGGGTGGAGGAGAGCTCGATGGAGTTCGACTGGGGGGAGGAGAGCCGCACCGACATCTTCGGACAGACCTACACCACCATGAAGAAGCCGGTCATCACCCAGACCTTTGAGCCCTGCGAGCTGGACGCCGCCGACGCTGCCCAGCGGAGGATTTGGAACCTGGCCATCCGGCAGCAGGACGCCGCCGCCCTTTCCAACCTGGATATGCTGGTGGTGCATCTCTACGCCGGCAGCCCGGAGGCAGCCTTTGCCGAGCGGTATAGCGCCTGCGCCGTCAAGCCCTCGGGGCTGGGGGGCTCCGCCAATGTGGGGATGCCCCTGGATGTGACCTTCGGCGGCAAGCGCACTGTGGGCACCGCCGTTTCCGCCGACGGCGTCATCACCTTCACCCCGGAGGGAGGCGGCAGCGAATGAACACCCTGACCTTTGAGACCGGCCTGGTGACCTACTCCCTCAACGGCGCCTGCGAGGTGCGCTTCAACCCTACCGACAGCGCCTTTGCCCAGCGGCTTTTCACGGCCTTTGACGCCCTGGAGCAGAAGCAGGAGGGGTACCAGCAGCAGGCCGCCGCCCTCCGCGAGCCCCGGGAGATCTTCGCCTTTGCCCGGGAGCGGGACCGGGAGATGCGGGAGCTTCTGGACAGGGTGCTGGGGGCCCCGGTCTGCGATGCCCTCTTCGGAGAGATGGACCTTTATGCCATGGCCGGGGGGCTGCCGGTGTGGTGCAACCTGCTGCTGGCGCTGATGGACGAGATGGACGCCGCCCTGGCCCGGGAGCAGAAGGCGGCGGACCCCCGGCTGAAGAAGTATCTGGACAAGTACCGGCGGAGGGCCAAGGGATGACCTGTGACCTGCCGAAGGCTCTGACGGTAGGCGGGGTGGAGCGGCCCATCCGCTCCGACTACCGGGCGGCCCTGGATATCTGCGCCGCCCTGGCCGACCCGGACCTCACCCACCGGGAGAAGACGCTGGCGGCCCTCTGCATCTGCTACCTCCGGCTGGAGGAGATTCCACCGGAGCAGTACCGGGAGGCGCTGGAGCGGTGCTTCTGGTTTTTGGACGGCGGGGAGCAGCCGGTCCAAGGCGGCCGCCCGGGGCCCCGTCTCATGGACTGGGAGCAGGACTTCCCCCGCATCGTGGCCCCGGTGAACCGGGTGCTGGGCCGGGAGGTACGGGAGGGCCCCTGTCACTGGTGGACCTTCCTGGCCGCCTATTACGAGATCGGCGGGGACTGCCTCTTTGCCCAGATCGTCCGGGTGCGGGACGCCCTGGCTCGGGGGAAGGGGCTGGACAAGGCCGACCGGGCCTGGTACCGGCGGAACCGGGAGCTGGTGGACCTGCGGCAGCGCTATACCGGCGAGGAGGAGCAGCTTCTGAAGGAATGGGGAGGCGGATAGAATGCAGAAGGACGGCGAGGTGGTCATCTCCACCGCTTTGGACAACAGCCAGTTGGAGAAGCAGCTGCGGGAGACCAAGAGAAAGGTCGAGACGCTGGAGGAGAAGCTGAGCAAGGCGGAGCGGGAACGGGCGCCTATCCTCGACCAGCTCACCGAGATGGAGGGGAAGCTGCGGCTGGCCTCCGAAGAGGCCAAGCGGTTTGGCGATCAGTGGAGCGGCGGGGAATTGGATAAAAGGGCCTTGGAGAAACAGTTGAGGGACGCTCAAAAAGCCGCCGAGACCCTTCGGGAAGATGTCAGCGAAATGGAACGAAAGAGGTCGCCCCTTTTGATCCAACTGGAAGAAATAGAGCAAAAACTGAATTCGGCAACAGAAAAATACAAACGATTCGGTGCACTGTGGGGACAGGCAACTGGTGTAAATGCAAACGATAAGTTGCAAATGGAGGCGTTGGATGAACAAATAGCCCTTGAAGAAGAAAACGATAAAATCTTAGAGCAGGTTAGTAAATATGATAGCGCAATCGATCAGGCAAATCAAAAATTGGAGCAGCAAAAGGCTATTACCGAAAGTATCGCTCAGAAATTAGCTCAGGCTGAATCCCAGGCCCGGCTGGCGGCGCTGGAGCAGGAAAACGATGCTCTGTTAGACAAGGCGGCAAAGTACGACGACATGATCGCCCAGACCACCAAGGAGTTGGCGGAACAGGAGACCTCCGCCGGGGAGCTGACCCGTAAGCTGGCCAAAGCCGCCGACCAGGGGTCCCGGATGGGGGAAGCGATAGATATGGCAGGGGCGTATATGAATCGGTTCACAAAATGGGTGAAGAATCTGGCACGACAGATGTTCGTCTTCACCATTATCACCGGACTGCTGCGCTCCCTGCGGGACTGGCTGGGGCGGGTGGTTCGGACCAACAGCGAGGCCAGCCGTGCGGTGGCGAAGCTCCGGGGGGCCCTCCTCACCCTGGCCCAGCCGCTGGTGGCGGTGGTTATCCCGGCCTTTACCCTTCTGGTGGGGCTGCTGACCCGTCTGGCCTCGGCGGCGGCACAGCTCTTTGCCCGGCTTTTCGGCTGGAAAATTGCGGACGCCAAGCGGGCGGCGGCAGGGCTGTACCAGGAGACCGAGGCCATGGATGCCCTGGGCGGCTCCGCCGAGAAGGCCCGGAAATCGTTGGCCGGCTTCGACGAGCTCAACATTCTCCCCGGCAAGGACGACGCCGCGGCAGGGGCCGACCTCTCCGCCCCCGACTTCGACTTCAAGGCCGCCCTAAGCGAGGAGCGGCTCAAGGGCATCCTGGGGCTGATCAAGGCCGCTGCCGCCGGGCTGCTGGCCTGGAAGTTAGCCTCCTCCTTCACCGACGGCCTCAAAAAATTTGCCGGTCTGCTGCTGGCCATCGACGGGGGGATTGAACTGGCAAAGGCCGCTATGGAGGCCTGGACCAGTGGCGTTACCTGGGAGAACTTGCTGGCTATGCTGGGCCGGGGGGCGGAGCTCACCGCCGGGCTGGCGCTGGCCTTTGGCAAAGCAGGGGCAGGGGCGGGGCTCATCGTCACCGGGCTGACCCTTCTGGCCACCGCCTTCCACGACGCAGCCCAGAACGGCTGGAGCCTCCAAAACACCCTGGCGGCCATGGCGGGTCTTATCGCCGCCGGCCTGGGCATTTCCCTCCTCACCGGCTCCTGGATCCCGCTGCTCATCGCTGGAATCGCCGCCCTGGTGCTGGCGGCGGTGGTGGCCTTCGGGGACGGGGAAGCCCTCATCGCTGGGCTTCGGAAGGTGCTCCAGGGTTTTCTGGACTTCTTTGTGGGGCTCTTCACCGGGGACTTCCGCCGGGCGGTGGAGGGGGTGAACGACATCTTTGCCGGCTTGAAGCTGGTCTTCTATACCGTGCTGGAGGCGCTGAAAAACCTGCTCTTCGGCTTCTTCGACTGGCTGGACGAGATCACCGGCGGGCGGCTCCACGGGGCCATCGAGACAGCCAAGGCTTTTGTGGGGGGCTTCTTCCAATATCTCCAGGAGGACACCGCCGGCACTGTCGAGTCCCTCCGGCAGATCTTCGAGGGACTGCTGCTCTTCTTCACCGGGGTCTTTACCGGGGACTGGCAGCAGGCTTGGCAGGGAGTTCAGGAGATCTTCAAGGGCATCTGGAACGGCATCATTGCCCACTTTGAGGCGGCGGTGAACCTTATCATCCGAGGGATCAACTGGCTCATCGAGCGGATCAACGCCATCCGTTTCGAGGTGCCGGACTGGGTGCCGGGCATCGGGGGAAGGAGCTGGAGCCCCCACATTGCCAGCCTCCGGGAGGTACAGCTCCCCCGGCTGGCTACCGGCACCGTGGTGCCCCCCAACCGGGAGTTTCTGGCGGTGCTGGGGGACAACAAGGAGGAGCCGGAGGTGGTCTCGCCGGTCTCGGCTATGAAGGAGGCGTTCCTGGCGGCGCTTCGGGAATCAGGGAGCGGCGCCGGCGGCAGGGTGACGGTGGTGCTGGACGGCCGGGTGCTGGGGGAGTTCGCCATCGGCTACATCAACGACGTCACCCGTCAGACCGGCGTCTGCCCGGTGCTGATCTGAGAAAGGAGGGAGCCCTGTGGCGGAGAAGACCGACCGCTATACCGTGGACGGAGCCCCCCTCTTTGTCCCTCTCTCCCCCTTCCAGGTGGAGTTGGAAAGCCTGGCCGATCCCAACTCCGGCCGCACCGACGACGGGGTGATGCACGTCCTCTTCACCCGCCCCCAGGTGCGGAAGTTTACCTACCGCTGCGGGCGGCTCACCGGGGCGGAGCTGCGGTATCTGGAAAATCTGGTCCAGGGCAGGACCTACACCTTCGGCTTTGCGCTGTACGGCGGCCGCCAGACCATGGAGGCCTACACCAGCGCTGTCCGCTTTCAGCTCCGGGACCTGCCAGGGGACTGGTACGACGACGTGGAGTTTACCATCATCGAATTGTAGGTGAGAAGAAATGGTCATCAGCCTTGAAGCCCCCGGGGTGGTCTTTACCCAGGCCCAGCTCCAGGGGGGCATCACCCTGACCCGGAGCGTCAGCACAGGCAGGGGTATCACCCTGGGCAGCTGCGTGGCGGGCAAGTTAGAGTTCACCTTGCTGGACCTGGACGAGGGCCCGGTGAAGCACTACGCCGGCACCGAGTTTTTGGTCTCCGCCTATGAGCTTTCCCCCTACACCTTCCGGGACGGCAGCCTTCTGGTCTTCCAGGACGGGGACCGGTACTGCTTCCCCGGGGACAGAAAGGTCTTCGGCCTCTACACCGCCCAAAAGCCGGAGCGGCTGGACGAGACCAAGTGGAGGTTCACCTGCTACGACCGGATGACCGCCTTTGACCGGAGCGTCGACAGCTGGCTGGCCGGGCTGCGCTGGCCTATGACGCTGACGAAGCTGCTGGAAAGCCTCTGCACCTTCTGCGGGGTGGCGCTGGCGGCGGACCAGCAGCTTCTGAACGGCAGCTTTCCGGTGCAGGAAAACTTTGCCGGCAGCGGCATCACCGGCCGGGAGGTCCTGGGCTGGATCGCCGAGGCGGCGGGGTGCTTCGGGGAGATCACCCTGGAGGGAAAGCTGCGGCTGGGCTTCTACCATCCCACCGACATGGTGCTCCGCCGGACCGTCTCTACCCGGGTGGCGGACTACCAGGTGCGGAGGGTAGACAAGCTCCAGATCTGCACCACCAAGAACGACGTGGGGGTCATTGCCGGCACCGGCACCAACGCCTATGTCATCCAGGGCAACCCACTGCTGGCGCCGGCCACCGACGCCCAGCTGCGGCCGGTGGCGGAGCAGCTGCTGAGGAGGCTGCGGGAGGTCACCTACACCCCTCTGGAGGCGGTGGCCTACGCCGAGGACGCCCCCTGCCAGCCGGGGGATATTATTGAGGTGGAGACCCGCCGGGGACGGTATACCGCCTATGTCACCACCACCGTGACCAACGGCATCCGGACCACCGTCACCAGCGCAGGGGAGGAGAGCCGGGAGCAGCTTCAGACGGTGAACCGGTCCCTCCAGTATCTGCGGGGCCGGACCAACGAGGTCATCCGGACGGTGGAGGAGACCATCAGCCGACTTTACGACGCCAGCACCGGGGACATCACACAGCTGCGGCAGACCGCCGACAGCCTTTCCGCCCAGGTCAAAAACGCCCAGGGGGACATCGCCGCTCTGACCCTCACCGCCCAGAGCCTTACCACCCGGATCAAGAGCGCGGAGGGCAGTATCTCCACCCTCACCCAGACCGCCAGCGACCTGACGGCCCAGGTCCAGAGCCAGGACGGCAGCATCGCGTCACTGTGTCTCACCGTCTCCGGCCTGGAATCGGAGATTGCTCTGAAGGCGGATAAGATCACCCTAAAGGGGTACGTGGAGTTCAAGAACCTCACCGACGGCACCACCAGCATCAGCGGCGGGAACATCAAGACCGGCACCGTCTCGGCAGACCGGTTGGAGTCCAAGGTCCTTACCACCGACAATATCTCCACCAAAAACCTGACGGTGAAGGGGACGCTGCTGACCACCGGGAGCTATGGCGGGGTGCGCATTGAGGACGGGGTGGCCAAGTTCACCACCACCGGGTGGGGCAACTCGGGGAAGATTTACTACAAGAACAGCGGATATGTCTCCTCCGGGCTCTACATCGAAGGGGACAACGGCATCTGCATCGATGCAAACTACAAGCTGACGCTGATGTCCGGTTCCCAGGGTGTCTATATCACCCCGGCCACCGGCGGGGATGTGTTCATCGGCTCAGGGTATTACAATGACCGGGTGTATATTGGCAGCGGGACAAGTACCGGCAATCAGAACCCCTTGTACGCGTCCGGCTTCTACGCCCAAAATAAGCAGGGCTACACCGGGACGGTGACCTACATGAAGACCGCCAGCGCGAGCGGAAAACTGACCATCACCGGCGGCATCATCACCGGGGTATCATAAAGGAGGTATCGGGAATGACAGTGGGGAAGATGATTGCGGCCCACCGGAGCTTTGGAGAACTGCTGCGGCTGCGTCTGCCCTACAGCAGGGTGCGGCAGCTCCGGCGGCTGGCAGCCTGGCTGGAGGAGGAGCTGGCCACCTACTGCGACGAGGAGCGCCGGACAGCGGAGCAGTGGGGGGCGGAGATCGAGGCAGGCGGGACGCTGCGCTTTCCGGATGCCGCCGCCCGGGAGGGGTATCTCGCCCGTGTCCGGGAGGTGCGGGACACCCCGGTGGACGGATGGCCCCGGGTCACGCTCTCCGGGGAGGAGCTTGGGGACCAGGAGATCACCCTTCAGGCGGTGATGGACCTGGAGGGCTTTGTGGAGCTGGGAGGTGACGACCTTGGCGCTGTCTAAATACCAGGACGCCGCGGAGATGGAGGCCAACATCGACAACGCAGCCCCCTATGTGGGGGAAAACGGCAATTGGTTCCGCTGGAACGCGGCGGCAAAGGCCTTTGAGGACACCGGGGTCCCAGCTCGGGGACCGAAGGGGGAGAAGGGGAACACCGGCGCCCGGGGGCCCCAGGGGGTGCAGGGAGAGACAGGATCCCAAGGGCCGCAGGGAGAAATCGGTCCCCAGGGCGTCCAAGGGGAGCGGGGGCCCCAGGGGGCCAAAGGCGACAGGGGGGATACCGGCAAACAGGGCCCCAAGGGGGACAAGGGCGAGCCCTTCCACATCGCCGGCAGCCACCCCACCCTGGAGGCCCTGGAAACCGCCCACCCGGCCGGAGACGGCAGCAACGCCTACCTGGTGGCGGGGACGGTGTATGTCTGGGACGGCACAGCCTGGCGGGAGGCGGCCATCTCGGTCCCGGTCCAGGTCATCCCCTGCGACTGCGCCTACGACGCGGCGGCCCACACCTTCCGCCTGAACCGCCGGGACACCTCCCAAACCCTCCGGGAAGGCGTGGAGCTCCAGTTCGTCCCCCCGGCCCACTACACCCAGGGCGACCTGGTGGAGGTGGAGGGCCAGCCCCTGGAGCTGGCCTACACCGGCAGCGCTGTCCAACCCCAGACCGGCGCCTGGCTGGCGGGCCGCCCCTGCAAACTGTGTTTGTCCTCCGGGGGGGGGCTTAACCGGTAATTTGTATCTGTATGGAGGACACTACCTCCCCCAGTACCGTCGGAGCGGCCGCAACCGCCTGATCAACGGGGATTTCCGTCGGGCGGTGAACCAGCGGGGACAGAGCAGCTATACCGATGGATACGGCATCGATGGGTGGTATCAGTCCAATGGGCGGCTCACCATTGGCGCAGACGGTGCTGTGGCCAAGCTGGAAAACACCGACGCCGCCAACGGCCGGAACTGCTTTGTCCAAAAAATAGCCCCCCAGGAGATCCTGGGGCACACCTGGACCTATTCCATCGCCTGCAAAAATTTGGTTGGGGAGCTGCGGCCCTCTGCGTATGGACGCGCTTCGGTAAATATAACCGGAGAACCGATGACCTCGGACGGGATCGCAACCATTACATTTTCGGTGGACAAGGATGTAGAGATCACCGAGTTTCGGGTCCACTGGCTGTTGTCCCCCGGAGGAAGCTGCACGCCGGTTGCCGCCAAGCTGGAGGAGGGCACCGAGTCCACCCTATGGTTGGACCTGCTGGAGCCGCCGGACTACGACGGGGCGCTGAGGCGGTGCCAGCAATATCTGTACCCTTTGCCGGTGGATGGATATATGAGCGGGTGGGTCAACCAGTCCAAAACAATTATCCATATCCCCTTTTATCCGATCCTGTCCATGCGGGGTATCCCCAGGCTGATCCTGCCGGAGGAGCTGCCTCTGTACATCGACTGCAACGGCGTCCGGAAGGTGCTCACACTCGGCGGTAACGTTACAAGCGTAAGAGCCAGTGGGCTCCACATCATGCTGGATATCGACAACGCCGGTGGAGACTTTGAGCAGATGGGGAGCCACGCCTGCGGTCTGTGGTACTCCAAGAACGCCAGAGCATATCTGTCCTATGAACCATAGAGGCCCACGGCGGGCCGGAAAGGAGCGACACATGAAACTGTACATCCCCGGCGGCCCGCCGGCACTCGAGGCCCCCCGCAGCTACCCCAGCAAGCCCATCACCGGCTCCTATGAGGGCCACACCACCGTCACCGGCACCCCGTCGCCTGACAACCCTGCCGCCCTGACCCCCCTACGGGTGCCCGCCGTTACCGGGGCGGCAAAGCAGGTGGGGGAGTTGTGGAGCCTGCCGGATGGGACGGCGGATCGTTATGATGGGGAGAATGGGATTCTGGTGCGGCGAATAAAAAAGCTGATCTGCAATGGGACAGAAAATTGGATTTTAGAATCCAGAGGTGTAAGAGATAAGACAATAAGCATTGCGTTAATATTAGCAGAATCAAAAGGACATCAAGTATTTATCTCATGTGTATCAACTCATTTCCCAGATAATCAAAATTTGCCAGATAGTGCTTGCATGGCGATATGGACACTTCAAAATACAAGTATTCATATTATTTTGGAAGTCCCCTTGGCCCTGCTTACATCTCCCACCGTTGATGCCGCAAAAGCATGGCTTGCCGCCCAGAAAGCCGCCGGGACCCCCGTAACCATCCTCTACGAGATGGGCCAGCCCATCGTGGAGCGCATCACCTATACAGGCCCCATCCCCACCCGTGCCACCGACCTCCTTTCCCCCAGTTGGACCGGCAAGACCACCGTTACCGGCACGTCATCGCCGGACAACCCCGCTACCATCACCGGGGTGCCCTTCCGGGCCACCGCCACCGGGCCCGACGGCCAGAGCCGCAGCATGGACCTGGGTATCACCGGTTACAGACTGGCGAATGGAACGGCGGACAGCTACGACGGCAGGACAGGGGCCCTGGTGCGGCGGGTCGCCAGGATCATCCTGGGGGATACGAGCGCCTACGCCACGCCCAATCGAGACGATTCCGCAATAGATAATGTATGTATCTATCTTGGTATCGGCAATGGCTACATTCCCACCCCAAAAAACGTCACTGCCATTTCTACCCATTTTGTGAACAGAAATGTATACTCCGGCGGAGGAGAAGGAATATTTCCGGCAAACTCCAAACCCCCATACTACGTTGCGGTGTATCTGCTGAAATCACGATTGAAGGCTTACGGACTTGTTGATGGAGACAAAGACTCATACTTGATTGCCGCCAACGCTTGGTTCAAAGCCCAGGCTGATGCTGGCACCCCTGTGGTTGTCTGCTACGAGCTTGAACAGCCCATCGCCTACAACCGCAAGGCAGACATCACCGCCTTTGAGGGCCAGACCACCGTCACTGGCGCAGACGCTGTGGAGGTCATCGAGGGGCGGGTTTTGCGGGTGGCGGACTGTATGCCCTTTGAGCTTGTGAGGAGTAATCCCAATCTTTTTGATAATGGGGATTTTCGATTCCCTATAAATCAGAGAGGTGCTTTTAATTATATAGCAAATTCCAATTATTCAATCGATAGATGGTTTTTGTGGAGACTTGACCATAAAGGGATCGGATCTATAAGATTAGATAAAAATAAAGGTATAACTTTATTATGCTCTCCTGGGAATCAAGTAATAGTAGAACAGAAGGTTGATACTCTAATTCCAAATATGGTATACACCTTTGCAGTACTGTGCATCGTAAATAGGGGATCTCTAAAACTACATGCCTTTTTGGACGATAGTGACCTATCAGGGTTTTATTCAACACCTAATATCACTAAAAGTGGACTATATTTTGTAACTGGCACAAAAAAAACAAATGCTATTGCGACGTTAAGATTTTTTACGGATACAGATAGTAATTGTAATATTACGGTTGTCGCCGCCAAATTAGAGGAGGGCACCGAGCAGACCCTTGCCCGGAAGGTAGGGGACCAGTGGGTATTGAATGATCCACCGCCCAACTACCAACAGGAGTTTGCGAAGTGCCAGCAGTATTACATTTCGCAAATTGGAACCCTGTGCAATGGATATATTACAGGTGCAGAAGCACAAGTCTTTGTCCCAACACCAGTGACCATGAGGGCAAATCCAATTGCTGAAATTGTTTTTGCGGACAACATTGTGTCTCCCGATGGTGTTTGGAACGTTTTGGCAATAACAAACACAGTTGCCTATAAAAATGGTGTAAAACTCAATATTACAACGAATCGTCCATCCAATTCCGCAAGAACTGTCTGTACAACTGCAAGCTCATCATTTTCATTCAGCGCAGAATTATAAAGGAGGATACATATGAACAACTTAACAGCAGCATTGGCAAAAGCAAGTCCCGCCGGTTACGGCGAGGCGGGAACCAGAATCTCCGGCGCAGTGGCGGTGGTGGGGACGCTGTTCTCCGCCCTGCTGGGGGGCTGGGACGGGATGATCCGGGCCCTGATCTTCTTCATGGCCTTCGATTTCCTTTCCGGCATCGCCGCCGCCTGCCGGGAGCACAGGCTGGACAGCCAGGTGATGTTCTGGGGCGGGGTGGGCAAGGTGATGGTGCTGGCCCTGGTGGCCGCAGGGGTGGTGTTAGACGGCCTGCTGGGCCTCCCGGAGCCCTACTGCCGCACCGCCATCATCTGGTTTTACGTGGGCCGGGAGGGGCTGTCCATCCTGGAGAATTACGGCAAGCTGGGGCTGCCGCTGCCGGCATTCCTGTCGGGGCTCCTCAAGCAGCTCCAAGACCGGGGGGACAAGCCTGCTGACGATGCCGGCGGCGATCCCCGGGGCGGCGGCGGGGCAGATGTCCTCCCCGCCGGGGCCCAGCTGCTGACCCTGCCCATCCAGCGGATGGCGGTCACCGCTGGATGGAAAAACGCCAAGTATCTGGCCAGGTTCGGCTTCGCCCACTACGGCATCGACGCGGTGAGTGAGACCGGCGCCCGGGAGGTCTACGCCCTGGGAAACGGGACGGTGCTGGCCGCCGGTCTGGACGGCACCGCCGGGGACTACTCCGGCCTGGGGTGGGTGACGGTGATCCGTTACGACAAGGTGTACCTCCCCGGCACCGGCGAGGTTCGGGACCTCATCGCCACTACCTTCCATCACGAGGCGCACAGCGTTAAAGTCAAGGCCGGGGACAAGGTGGTGGCGGGGGTGGTCATCGCCCAGTACGGCAACACCGGCGGCACCACCCAGCCGGACGGTTCCCGGATGGGGGCCCACCTGCACCTTCAGCTGGACGCCGACACCGCCTACCCGCTGTACTGCTCCGGGATCAGCGGCAAGGGGAGCCGACTGCTCAAGCGGGGGACAGCGGACAGCACGGTCAACCCCTATCAAGCGCTGGTGGTGGGGGAGGGCCAGCGGGTCTACACCCGGGATGCCGGCTGGGCGGAGGACTGGGCCAAGCTGCCCAAGGCCGGGGATTTCGCGGCCCAGGAGGCGGGGGTCAGCCTCGACGAGTATCGGGCGGCTGTCGCCCGGGCGGAGGCCGCGGAGGCCAAGAACGCCGCCCTGGAGGAGAAGATCAGGGCGGCAAGGGCGGCGCTGGGATAGTAGGTTTCCTTGGCCGGGGGGCGCTACCCTTTCTTTATACCTTGACCTTGCTACTGTGGACTATTTAGACCACTTCTGTTTCAAGAAACACCCCTGATTTGTCAGGGGCGTTTCTATGTGTCTATGTATTTTCACAATATGAAAAAATATTTACTTAAATAATATAAAGATATCAAAAAACACAAAAATAATGATATACTTAAATATAATTTATAAACTGTTTTATATAAAAGTCACTTAGATTTTGAATAATCTTTGAAAGAATCGAATTTTTGCACATTTTTAATGAAGAGAAGTGGACTCATAGGCGCCTCCATGAGTGTGCCCCTTGTCTTTAATCTGCTGTACATTTTTCTGCCTGTGCAGTTGCCTGTACCCTCTTAAAATCTTGTTACTGTTCTGTTACTACCAGGGTCAGAAAATATACCCAACTGACTGCGTTTTTTAATATAGCCATATAATAATAAACCAACAGGCAACTGGCCCGGCAAAACAGTAGCCACCGCCCAGGGGCGGTGCGTCCGCCAGGGGCAGGGGATCGT